CCACAAAATAGATACTTTAATAGATTTGTTATTGGAGAAATACACTCATATAAATTAGAAGGAAATACATGTGTGTATATTAAAACTAAAAATGAGAAAACAGAATTTCAACATTTACCTAGTACTGGTAAGGTAGTTAATAATTATCCTCAAATAAGTGATAAACCAAACAGAATATCTAAGTATATTTCACAGCAAAGTAATACTAAAGATACAATGAATTATTATAGTGCATATGCTAAAGATATTGTTGTTGCATTAATAACATCAGGTAAGATACAAAATGCAAATGATGCATTCTTGAAATGGAATGAAGAAACAAAGAAACATATTGTATTAATGAAAGCATTGTCTGAAGGTGATGTATATGACTCAGAGGATAAGAACTAAAGAATATAATTATATATCTGCACCAGAAATATTTGATGAATTAAGAAATATGACCAAGTATGCTACAGATAGTTTAATTATAAATGTGTATAGAAGTTCAGGAAAGAAGTTACAAATAACTGATGATGTTGAGACATTAAGTAATGGCTTAAATCTATGTACTATAATATATCAAAATATATTTGATTTGATAAGATTAGAACCAGAAGAAAATCAATTATTATTACTTAGAAGATTAGCTAATATGATAGTAAAAGATTTGAAATCTATCACACTTAATAAAGGACAGATGATTTCATATACTGGTAATAAAATAATTTATTTGTTAAAAACTAACAAATAAATTATTTCTTCTTTCTATCTATTTTATTGTGTAACATTCCTATTTTGTATATTATCCAAATAACAACTATTGACAGGATTAACATACAACCTATGAATGCAATATATACTTTTTCTATATTATCACCTAAAATAAGTATTTATTTTATTCCATATAGTAGAACCAAATTTACCCGTATAATCAAATAATTTAAATGCTGTCAAGTATAGCAAACCAAACTTCTGTACAAACGGATCATATTTATCTCCATGAGCAAATGTATATTTTCCTATTGTATATTCTCTAACAAATTTTAATTTGTTATTGTGTAAGTTCGCATATACTCTAATAGCATTTTTTTCTTTTGATAAATTAATATCATGATTACCTATAACAAATATTATTTCTTTAGATGTAATACTTAACCAGTTCCAAAATCCAGTTTCTCCTCTAATAACATCATCATCTTCTAATGCCATTTCAAATGTATCTCCTAAGAATATTATTCTTTGAATATCATCTCCTAGTAATGCAGGTAATATATGCTTATTAAAATTAGATTCTGTATCAGGATGCCCTAGATGTAAATCGGGTATAACTAAAGTATTTATATTATTTATATTTAATATTAAATAGAATCCATCATAACCTGATGAACCTAATAATCTATAATTAGTTCTAATATCATTAGTATGTAAATGACCTAAATAACCATAAGTACCTAAATTATCAAAGTAACTTGACCATTTAGAATCAAAATAATCTTTATTCTTATTTTCAGTTCGTATTGTTTTTGTCATCACTATCATCTTCATTTATTTTTTGTAAATAAGTTTTGTCCATGAATATTATTCCTATACCTTTAATGTGAACAGAAGACCAAAAACCAAAATCTTTTTCTTTGATTAATTCACCAATCATATCTCTATATTCTCCCGATAATATAAGTACTTTCATAGTAATTGACCTATTAATCTAAACAAGTCTGGTATGAAATATATCACTAATAATAAAACAATAACTGCCAATAAAGTAACTATTTTGTCTAAAGGTTTCATTTTGAACCATTGTTTAACAAACCAAAAATAACCGTGGTATTTAACTTCGTTTACTTCTTCTCTTGGAGCGTCTACTTTCTTTTTTAATATTTTAATTTCTTCGTCATGAATTTTAACCTTTTGAGTCGTAGAATATAAATTTAGTTCTATATTGGAAACTTTATTTTTTATTTCTTTAACATCTACTTTGATTTCATCTTGTCCTTTCTCAAGCCGATCTATTGCCATCATAAACCCTTCATTGTCCACTTTATCGCCCCAATCTCATATTATAATAGGGATGTATCCCATTACACTAAATATCCATATAGTCTTACTGTTGCAGTCATTGTTGTTGCTGTGGCTCCTGTTGTGACATCTAACATAATTCCTGATTCTACCTTAGGGCAAATGATGTTATTTTTGCATTTGTTGATCATTCAAAATCACTTATATAAGGAAACCTATTACAATAGCTTTGACAGTATGTGTAGTAGCTGTAGAGCCTGTTGTAACATCTAATTTAATAACAGTAGATTCTGGCATATTGTCGTTAATTTCGTTATTATTATTTTTTAGATGTAAAACATCCCCTAGAACATTAAAATCTGCATTTAGTGTTGTGTTATCTATAAAGTTATCATAATCTGGGCTGAATCCTATTTCAACAGTTCCTGGAGTTGTAACATTGTCAACAGCCGTGTTGATTAATAATACTTCTTGTATAATTAATGTTTTTCCTGCAGGAACGGTATAAAGTGTAGTTTGAGCTTCAGTTTTTAGGTCTATTTCTGTTACTGTTGCTAGAATACAAGGTGCTAGTGTATTTAATGTTGTTGTATAAATCCCATTAGTAACAGTTCCACTATTTCCAGTACAAGACCCTGAAGAACCTGAGCAATTACCTGTAACATTTCCAGTTAATCCACCGTCTGCGTAAATCATTGAGTCTACTTCTAATTGTCCCACTATTCCCAAATCATCATCGGTTAGTGTATGAGTGGGTGAAAAGGCTCCTTGTCCTATTTTAACATAACCATCATTTCCTGCGTTGGCTTTTGCACCACCATAGAATGTTAATATTCCACCATTTCTAGCAACTGCAGCAGAATCGTAACCATTTGCGGCTTGTATTGTTAAATTATCTCCGTTTCCATCAGAGTCCCTAGTCCCTTTTATTGTTGCATCATATTGATAAAATTCCACATCTCCACTTTCAGCCAAAAAACATTGATTAAAATTTGAACCGCACAAATAAGCGGTACCTGTTGATGTCCCGCCATTTGCATCGTATAATGCATCATAAGCAATATATACCCCTGATGTATCATTATTATTGCCAACTAAATCAACTTGAAATCCTGTTTTGTCAACGTCATTAGTATGTCCTGCAGTGTATCCAGTAACTGTTAATTTATTTATGACTGTATCTGTGGCAACATCAGAATCAAATGTATAACTTGCATCATTTTGTTTAATTAATTGGTAATATTTATCGTCAAAACCAATTTGATGGTCTATTGTTCCTTCAAATGAACTCCACCAAGTAATGGTCGTGTCAAATACTGTATTTGTTTCACAAGAATGTTCCAAGTAAATGTTAGTGGTTATATTTGTATAATTATAACTTACGGTTGCATTACCTTCTAGTATGACTGCAAAGAAAGCTCCTGAAATACCATATTTGGAATTACTCATATTTATTGTTGAGTGAGCCACAAAATCACATTTGCTCATTTGAACTTGAATTCCTCCATTGTTTGAGTCTATTACACCACCATTCAAATTAAATGTACCATTTAAATACAAATATGAATAATTTCTTGCTACAATTGAAAAATAAGGATCTGATGTTGTTGATAATGTTATATTAATTGTAACTACATCACTACAAGTGAAAGAGGATAAATTATTACAAAATATTCCTGTATCAACATTAGTAATCGTTATACTTTGATAACAAACTACTGTTGAACGCTTTGTTATAAACATTGAATTTGAAAAAGAAATATTATTACAATCAATAGAAGTTCCAGAATATCCTGTTAAAAACGTAACTAGAGAGAAATTATTAACATATAATCCATATTTGTTATTATACATTTCAACTTTTCCTAATTCTAAAACTGCATAATCATCAGCATAAATTGCAGATGAACTGGTTGCACCCTGTAATTTTACTCCAGACACCTTTACTTTTCCGCCTGCAGTTTCAACATCTAAAACTGGACTACTTGCACTAGATGCTGCAATGACTACATTAGAAGGAGTAGTATCATTACCTTGTAATATAATATTATTTGACCTATAAATTGTACTTATATTTTCAGTGTAAGTACCGTCAGCTATATTGACTGTAACTCCACTTGTTATATTTACTAACTTTGATGCCTCATTAACACCTTTTTGTATTGTGGCATATGGTTTAGAAACAGTACCATCACCAGTAGTATCAGATCCTGTACCGCCATTAACATAAATCGTAGCTTCTGACTGCCCTAAACTTGTTAAGTCTGTACTTATTCTTTCTTTAATAACTGTGCCAGCCCTTCTTAAAGGAGGCCATAATTTTTGTTCTATATTTTTACTCATAATTAATCACTTCGTATAACCTTCCCGAAAAGGAAGTATAACCACCCCGTAGGGCGTATAACCGATTAGGTTATCTAATTAAAATATGTGAAACCTACCCCCTCACCATTAATATCTGAATCAATGTAAACAGTAGCAAGGTCAGCAATATCAATCTCAACACTATCGTTAGCTGCTAAAGCAATCCCATTCGCTGAGCTTACACCTGAACCACCAACATAGATATTACCCGTGTTAGTTGAAGTTGCTCTTATATAAATACTCTTTATTGTTGTTGAAGCACCTAACGATTCTGCAACACCAGCAGTAGTAACAGTCTTAGTTCCACCTGTGATTGTTGTTGGTATTGCAGTATTTGTTTTAATATCTCCAAGAGTTGTTTCTGTTGCAAAATCAACTGTATTTAATGTTACTAACTCGGCTAATACGTTAGCATCTGCAACACCCATTGCTAAATCAGTTATAGCAAATGTGTTGCCAGTTTTAATAACTGCTTCATTTGTACCATCAGTAATAATATGGTATTGATGACCAAACGCATTTACTAATCCATATTTAGTAGTCAACGGATCTGTTAAATCTGTAGCAAAAGTTTTAATGTTATTTATAGTTACATTATCTGCTTCAACGTCAATCTCAGTATCTACACGTGTAATCCAGAATTTATAATCTAAATCAGCTGTTGCCGAAGCGTCTATCTTCTTATAAAAAATCCTACCATTAGGGAAATCAACTGAGAACTCACCAGGTAATAATTTATTTAATATATCTGTAACTGTATTAGTTTTCCTTAGTGGTGCTTGTGTTGTTAACGCAGTAGTGTTAACTGTTAAAGAACTATCGTAATCAATAGCTGAGTTAAAGTGTCCCAACACGTGTCCTGTTGAGTTTAGTATTCCAGCTACGTTGCTAATAGACATAATCCCTGTAATACCTGCATCGTTAGCATCAATCTTAATTCTGTCAGCTGGGTCTACGCCTGCAAGATCTTTAACTTCTAAATCAACTATACTAGTTAATTCATCTGTAATATCTAATATTAATACTGAGCTTAAATCTAAAGTATAAGTTTGTGTGTTTCCGTTTTTATCTATTGCAGTTAATATAACTTCACCTGCACTAATAGTAGAAGAAGTAACTGTTATTGTTAGCCCTCTTGGAACATCAGCGGTATCGTTTGCTAATGTATAATCACCATCTGAAACCTTACCGTCTATAACCGCTGTTGATGCTAAATAGTTTAAAGCAGTTCCTGTTTCTAAAGCATGTGGTTCAGAACTAGCTGATTCAACAGTAAGTTTATGTAATGGTTTGTTTAAATCGTAAAATAAGCCTGATAATTCGTTATTATCTAAATACCACTTAGAATTTTTTTCAAAGTCTTCTGAACTTCCTGTTACTTTTACCATATCCACCACCATTAATTAGTACAATGCCCTAATTAGGCAATAAACAACATTGACATGAGTCCGTTGTGATAAATATAAATAAGGGATCTAAGATCCCTATAAACTATTTACAATCCATTTCTTAATAAATGAACTGTACCATGATTTGTTGCATTACTTGAAGTATATACTATCTTCATTCTGTATGGAATATATGAATCTTCAGGGTATAATCCTGCTACATTTAAAGTTGTTACCCCAGTACCAAAAATTGTTTCAGTATAATCAACCCATTTTTCAGTAACCCCATCTTCACCATAACCTAATGATACATATACTTTAATTGTTGCTGCTGTAAATGTTTCTGGAATTAACAAAGCCCAACTCATGCATGAACCTAAGTTAATGTATGAAGTCTTAGTTTCTGCATTACCTAATTCTGTATCTATAACTTTTAATACATTATAGTCTAATTTTTGTGATCTTACTACTTTACCTTCTACCATATCTCTCACCTATATCTCAACTATTTTTTACCTTTGAAAACTTTCTTAATTTTATCAATTAAGGATTCTTCTTTTTTCTTAATTACCTTTTCAGGTTTAACTTCTTCAACCTTTTCTTTGCCTTTGGCTGTAAATACATTACTTTTTAATTCTCTTTTTTCTCTAGGAAAAGTATTTCTTATCATTTCTTACCACCTTTCTTTTTTGGTTTTTTACAATTACAATCTTCTTTATTAACTGTTAAATCAATTTGTCCTGTTTTATGATTAGAATCAATAAATACTTTATCATCCAAAGTTTGCATTTTTCCATCTATTTTCTTATATACTTCCATAATATATCACAATCATACACAGGTATATAATCATTTATATTTATCTAATATAGCCATAGCATTAGTATTTAGTTCTCTTACTTTAACCATTATTTCTTCAGTTTGAGTTTGCATTATTTCTTTTAGATTTTCTTTATTATGATATTTCTTATCTAATTCAGTTATATTTGCATTAATTAATTCTACCATAAATATTTGTTTTTCAGTAATAAATTCAAATTCAGCTTTATCTTCTATAGTTATTGTATCTATATTTGGAAATCCTTCTTTAAGTTTATCATAATCTACTGTTGGTTTACCACCAAATGTATAAATTATTTCATCTTTAGAATTTCTAAATTCTACAAATGGGACTCCTCTTTCTCCCATAGCTTCTTTAACAGCTTCGTTTTCTATTTCAGTAATATCTATTACTACAAATAAAACTCCTTCAGTACCTAATTCATTTAGTATTTCTGGTATATATGCATTCAATTCATTACAAAAAGGACAAGCTTTATTCTTATATAATATTATTCTTTCTACTTCCATTATTTATCACCATTATAATTTCTTACATAAAGTTACTGTTACATAAGGCAGAATAGTATCTACATCTGTATAATCTGAATCACCAGAATATGCAACATAACTCAATCTAGGGTATGTACCTGATATCGCAGTGGCATTAGATTCTGGATAACTAACAGTATGTTTATGATTATTACTTTGAGTTACTTCGCCAACTGTTCCATTAGTAGCAACAACATTTTTTATTTGACTAACTATCTTTTCCCAACCTGTAGGACATATGTTAGTAGTATCATTTAATATAATAATTGATCCTTTTGTAAATGTATTTACTATATGTAATTTATCTGTTTTACATAATGTAAACTTTATTGTTTTAGGATCTAAAATAACATTAGTATTACCTAAATAATTATACATTACATCAATATCATTATACGAATGAACATTAAATACAGGAAAAGTACTTAGATTATGATTATGAGTTACAGTTGCGTTTCCCCCAGTAGATCCAAATGTTGAACCATTTATTGATAATGTTTTATTATTATAAGTTGAATCAGAACTAAATCCTTTAGGGCAAGTTCCATTTTGTGCAAATATATAATAGTAAGTAGTCATTCTAATACACCTTTATTTTTAGTATATGTTTTAACTGTAGATATACACAATCTAAATTTTATATATTGATTTAAATATATATTTGCTGATTCTGATGCAATATCGGCTGCACGTCTAGCACATAAACCTGATGATGCTCTAGCATTATATCCATAAGCAATATTATGTGTATGCGGGTAACCATAATTTAAAGAATAAGTACCCGAATATCCTGGAGTTCCTAACATTAATACTCTATCTTCATCTAGAGTATATTCAGTATATCCTGTAGGACAAGAAGAATCATTACACATTACAACTGAAGGTATATCTACTGAACCTAAAACTTTATCTGTTTGACCATAATAATATAAAGTATTATTTTTATAATGATATAATCTATTACCATCATCATCTATGAATACAGTATTATTAGGATACTTACCTTCTAATTCTATATTTGGTATTTGTTTATCACTAGGTACTTTTTGTATATTATAGTATGTCATAAATATCATTTCTTAATACATAGTTTTAATTTAACATATGGTGCTGACATAGCTGTACTTGAAGATGTTGTAGGATTACTTGCCCCACTAGCTAATATTCCTCCTGATCCTGAATCAGCAGTAGTTCCTATAGTCACTGTAGCAGTATGATTATGAGTTGTTGCAACATTAACTCCAGGTGTATTTCCAACAACAACATAATAACTTATATTTTCTGTACTATATCCTGTAGGGCAATTATTTGCGTCCATAAAAAATGAATGAACTCCATTAGGATTAAATAGTGTTTGGTTTATCTTACATATAACTTTATTATATCTAACTGGATTTATAGTATAATTATCTAATGCTTTTCTGTATGCTGATCCTGCGCCATTATCAACATTACCTGTACCAACATCATGACTATGTGTAAATACTCCACCAGTAGTCTTTAATGATGCTATTGCAGTCATTATTCCCTTACCTGAATATGTTGTATCCAAAGTCCAACCTGTAGGACAATCACTACCATCAGAAAAAACATAATAATAATCTACCATAAATATCACTCACAAAATCCTCTACGTTTATTATTTGAAACACACAATTTGTATTTTATATAATTATAACTGTCTGTTTCAGTAGACATTCCAGTAGTACCTATAACAACTCCTGATATTCCTGAAGAACCTAAATATCTATCATTTTGCCAAGTGTGTGTGTGATTTATACCTGTTAGCCCATCAGTACCACTTGTACTTTTAGTACTACCAATAAATAATAAACCATCACTAGGAACAGTAACTGCATCATATCCTTCAGGACAAATGCTATCTTTAACTAGAGCAACTTCTTCATACACTACTTTAGTTGTAGTACCATCATATACTAATCCATTAGTAGTATAATTATATTTAGCATTACCATTAGAATCATAGAAAGTAGATCCTATCGGATACTTACCTTCTTTAATTTGATATAACTTATTTGGCATTCTGTAATTGTATTTTACCATGTAATATCACTGTTCCTCATTTAATGGATTTCTAATATCAACTATATCATCACTTGTAAATGATGTATCTCCATGTTGAATACTTATTAATGCTAAACCTAATTCATCTAACTCTAAATCTTTTGGTGCCGGACTATCTGTTCCTAAATCAACTTCAGTTCCTGCTTTAACATCTATTTCACCAGTACTATCAATATATACTAAATCTATTCTACCATATCCCGCACTAGCAGGAGCAGTAAATGTTAATTTCTTATATACTACAATACTATCTATATAGAATGTATGGTCTCCTGAACTCCAATTATTACCATCTACAAAGAATATAATATTTTCTACATCATCTCTATATGTAGGTAAATCTAATTCTATATAGTTCCAAGTTCCAGTACTTACTGTGATAGGTATTGTACCTATAGAATATTCTGTACCATTATTAGTTAAATATACATTTATTGGATGTTCTACTGAAGCAACAGGATAAAATGCAAATCTAATTTTATTTGCTTTATTCCAATCACCTTTATTTTCAGCAATATATCTTATAACTCTATTACTATATTGAGTAACACCATCATCATTGTAAACCCATTTAATACTATAAGGACTAGATTCATAAGTTGTATTTTCTAATGTAATTGTGCTTCTTGCTTCTGATGTCCATTTATAATCATATTTTTTTAAATAGAATGCAAAGTCATAAGTTTGTGAACTCCAAGAAACACCACCAGAATTATATAAATAAGCTATTCCACCATCATATGCATTAAATGAATAACCTATAGTATAATAGTTTGAAACATCATAATGAGTATTATCTGTTGAGCTAGTATTATCAGTTCTATACAATCTAATTGAATATGATTTATCTACATCTAAACAAACTGGTGTTGCTAAAGTCCAAGTAACTTCTGCGAAAGAAGTAGTCAATGTAGATTCTAATACATCTACTTGTGTTACTATTACATCATCCGTTTCATTAAATAATTCTACATTTAAATCAGCATCTATTGTACCTGTCTTCTTAGCATAGAACTTTAATTGAGTTACCCAACCACCAACTGCTTCTAATGTTTGTCTTGCAGAACCATTACCTGATGTAGTAGTATTTATATTGTATCCTGCTGAAGGAAAGTCATATGTATCATTTATTTCATATAATGTATCTATATTAAATGTTAAATCACTATGATAAACACTATCTCCTTGTATTTCAGCAGCACCACCATTAGTTACTCTTACTGCCAAATCTGAATCGTATGAGTTTTCCACTTTAAAACCATTGTAATCAACAATTCCTGTTCCTCTTGTAGACTTAAGTAAATTATCTACAGCTGGACTCCATGCAAATTTATTTCCTTCTGCTTGATATACCATTAAATACCACCTATAACAATGCCTCTTTTGGCACTACATAAATATCATAAAAATAATTATATTTTTCCCCAGAGTTCTTTTCTAAACCATAATGACTAGATATAGTGTACTGACCAGCAGAACCCTTTAATCCAGTTTCACTTATTGTATTTCCATTAGCTTCTGAATAATCTATATTAGCAATAACTAATAATTCTCCATTACCTTTTAATTCAGTTGAATCAACTGACTTCTCAAGTATCTGTGTTTCTAATGATGTATCTGTATAGTCTTTAGTTGTAGTTCCAGTACCCCAATTAGCCAAAGTAATTCTAGTACTTAATGAATTAGCAATGTCTTCACAACCATTTATATTAAACATACACTACACCTAATATCTTAATCACTACACAGGTATTTAAACTACATACTCCACTCTAACTGATTTTAAAAATAATGTACTATCAGGATAAATACAAGATATTTTATATCTTAAATCTTCTACTGACACATTACTGAATACATCATTATTTACTTCTGTGAATCCTTCTGTACTATTACCTAATTCTAATTTGGTATTTGTACTTGATATTGTACTAGTTAAACTAAATTCATCAGTATCAATATATATCCAATCTACTAATGCATTACCTGTTATTTCTATTTTAATCTTTAATTTCTTGCCTACATTAGCAATATCTATAAACTCATCAAATACAGTTATTTCTTGATAATTATTACCTTCATCAGTACTTATATAATATACTACTGAACCTGTATTAAGTATTTCTTTCTTACTAAATTTTACCTTCTCAATATTCTTACTTGAAGTTAATAAAGTATTAGATACAAAACTGCCTGTTGCTGCTGTTGCTTTTAAGTATCCATTTGATATTGTAGTATTTGTAAATGTTCCTGGTAATCCTATACTACCACCAGAATAAACATTATTTGTCCATTTACCAACAGACCATTTTAATAATTGATTACTTGTAGTAAAATCATTCTCGTAAGTCCAATCTTGACCATGCCATTCAACCATATATCCTTTGACTGTTATCTTTGCTTGACTAATTTTAATATAACTATTTGTTACATTAGGATTAGCAAAGTTAAATGTATTGCCATCTATTACTTCTGATGAAGAAGTATATGATACGCTATAATCATTTACTTTGTATATAGTATTACTTTGTACATACTCATTATAATCTAATTGTAATATTCCAAACAAAGTTTGTGACGGATAATGTTCTATTTGTGTATCTGTTACAAATAGCTCATAGAATATATTTTCAGGACTATATGTTCTAGCATCAACCATTATTTCATTAGATAAATTTATACTTCCTTTGCCAGCCCATTGTTTTAAATTCCAGCAACCTTTAGACCATATTAAAGTATCATACTTGGTAGGATCATCTACTATCCACACATTTACTTTCTCTTGTCTAACTACAGGGAATACTTTCTCAATAGTTAATAAAGATTTTTCAACTGAATCTCCTGGTTCAATAAACTCTGGTTGTAACTTTTGTATTTGTTGAGGATTAACCACGTATAAGACCCCCTAATTCAGTTGCTACTATCTTTGTAGTCCAACCTGTTGTTTTTGTTAATGTATGTGTTACTGTTTTAACATACATAGTTTTTGTTGCTCCAATTAAACTTGGCAAAGTTAATTTATCATATGGTTCAATAACCAAACCGTAAGTAGTAATATCAAATCTCTGTATTGCTTCTGCCCAACCTTGATTAACTATATTATCTGCATATTCTTTTGCTCTATCTATAACTAAATTTCTAAATTGAGTGTTATCTAAAGGTGGAGCATCATTCTTATGTAAATCATATATTTCTTCTCTAAAAGATTTCTTAACTTCTAATTTGTCATGTAATCCATATTTAGCTATAGAACTTAAATTGACACTTTGTGTATATATTGGAGAATCATTTAAATCATTACCAGCATAAATAATACATTGATTAATTATTTGATCTACACCATCATTCTTAACATAGTCTTTTATTATAATATTAGATAAATTTCTTACAGGGTAAGTTGTAGATTTATAAAAATATAATTTAAAATCATTACCTATTTTCCAATCATATTTCCCGTCACCAGTATATTTACTTGTAGTTAATTCATTTAATATTTCATTGAATGGTTTTTGATATGCAAAATATTCTATTGTTGGAAAGGCACCACCAGTTGATTTAACGCTAGGATTAGTGCTTGATAATGTAATAGTTGGTAAACCCGCTGTTGAATTTCTAGCATTAAGTTCTGTAAGATATACTTGAACTGTACTTACCCAAGTTTTGTTTGTATTCTTTTTAGTACCTAAATAAGACAAGAAGAAGTGAGTATAATCTACTCCTGATATTTCATAATATAATCTATCTAAACTATATGTTTTTTGTATATTTCTTAATGTAAAATTCTGTAATAAATAATTCTTTTTTGGTTGTGAATCATCTGTTCTATAGTATATACTTAATTGATCTTCTATACTTACTCCACCAGTAGATTCATAATCTTTTGGTCTAATCATTATTTGCATAGAGGATGCCTGATTATTTGGACTTAATACTATACTACCTTGTGCAATAGGAAGATCAAATGTAGTTCCTCTCTTTTTGGTTACTTGAGCAGTCCATTCAAATACTTTCATCTACTCACCAGTTAATTTAAATGTTACATTATATGATGTTACATCTCCAACCATATCTCCCATATATTGAACACTAGGAGCAAATTGTAAACTATTTAATACTCCAACAAAATAATTTCTTGTTGAATCAGAAACAGTTATTGGATTATTTAATGCTAACTTATAAGGATAAATAATGAATTTAGATTTTCTATTATTAACAAAAAACCAAGATAATGACATATCATTTGGTTTCTTCTGAACACCATAATGATCTACTAATCTTTGATTAGCATTCATGAACATATCTCCACCAATAGTCATTATTGGAGTAGTATCTCCTGTAGGTGTAACTGTTATAGGATAAGTAGCATTAATACCTTCTTCAACAGTATTAGAAAATGTAAAACTTGGCTGTAACATATTAACTGCAGACAATTCATATCCTGTCAATTTGTATATTGTTTTGCCAGAACCAGTCGTACCTTCATATGGTGAATACAAAGTTATGGTACCAGATGTTACTGCTTTAACTGACATAACATATGAATCAATTTTTATTACCGATCCATCAGTTAATTGAGATGTTAAGTTAGATGTAGTACTAATACTTGTAGTATTATTAGTAACAGAAACTGTTCCTGATAATTGTGTATCACTACCTAAAACATATATTATAGTATCCTTCATTATATTCACCTATTAGTATTTACATTGTTAGAACCATATACTGATTTATTTATATCCTCTAAGAATGTATTATAAGATCTTGCTAATGCTGCATTTCCACCTAAAGCAGCAGTCAATGCACTTTCATTACTTTGATTTAATCCGTTTACATTAATAGTAGTTATATTAGTATTTCCTTGATTTGGAAACATCCAATTACCATTCATAGCAGCATCTCTTAATGGATTACCTGTCATAGTTGCGGTTTGCATATTAACACCCATTGCACTAGCAACAAATCCTCTAGCTGTTGAAGCAGTTACATTTTCACCAAATCCACCTAGACCACCAAGTACTGTTGCTACTTTATCATAATCACCATATATCTTATATAAAGTTAATGCAGCTCTTTCTCTTGTTGTATTTAATCTATCTGTTAAGTTCTTTTCAAAGTTAGCTGTGAATGTATTTGTTTTCATATCTATTGTAGTAATAGCTTCGCTCATTCCTTTTAATATGTTAAGAACTGATTGTAACTTTTTTGTTCCTATACCTAAAGCATCTAAGATATTAATCAATCCTTGTAGTTTATTAGCAAACCAATCAAGTACCCCACTCATTGCTTTAATAACAATATACTTTAATGAACCCCATATATTACCCCATGATTCACTCATAGTTTCACCAAAGGTAACTATATAATCCATTAATACTCTTATACCATATCCAAATGCAATACCTAATACTTGCACACCTCGTATTACTTCTGCAAATATATTCATTATACCAGATAACAAATCTCCTAAAGATCCAACATACTTTAGTAATCCTTCTCCAGGAACATCTTTACCAAACTCTGCTCTTAACTTAGAAGTATTTTTAGAATTATCATCTAATAAAACATATAATATTGCTAATGCAGCTAAAAATGGTATTAATCCTTTTGTTGCAATACCTATAGCTCCTGTTAATCCTACACCTTCTGCAGCACCAAATGCAGAAGCTAATGATTGTATTCCAATAACAATAAACCCTATTTGCATTAGCATAAAACCAAATGCAGTTGTTGCAGCCATTACTGTAACAATTACTTTTTGTGTATCAGAATCAAGATTATTAAACCACTCTAACATATTAGCTAGTTTACCAATTAATGGATCAAATACTTCTAATAAAGTAGATCCTACAACAAATTTAAAATAATTAAAATTAGCAGTTAATGCTGCTAAGTTTTCTGACATTAAGTCTGTACCTGCAGATAATCCTAAGAAAGTTTCTATACCAGAAGTTAATATACCTTGAAATGTTTGTTGTATTTGCATACCAAAGAATCCAATACCTAAGTAATTCATATCTGCCATTAATTTACGAGAAGATTCAGATACTTTTGATATACCCTGTTCAACCTTATTTAAACTAGCATCTAAGTTATCTACTTTTGCATTGAATACTATATTTACTTGATGATCCATAATTTCACTTCTCAGCTTGTTTCTTTGCTTGTTCTACCATACAGTTGTACATACATAGAGATAAATCTAAATCCATCTCTAATATTTCTTGTGGATTTATATTAAATGATTTTGCAAGTGTAAAAATAAACCATGCAAACCATTCATACGGGTTCCCTGTAAAAGATGAACCCATTATTAGTTTTTTTGACCACGCTTCTCGTAGTACTCTGCTTGTCTACGGAATGATTCTTCTTCTTCTTTACTTACACCTAAAAATTCAAAATATTTTTCCATGAATGCTTCTAAGTTATCGTTAATCATAAGTTCTATTTCTTCTCTTGAATTTTCAGAATAGTTATATTGTAATATATCAATTAATATTTCAATATACTTTTCCATAGCTTTAGGATCACGACCACCCATCTTACTCATATCAGCTATTTGTTTAACTTCAATTATCTTAGGAAGTATTTTTGTTTTTGGAGTTGAAATCCTAAATTCCAATTCTCCAACTTTTATAGTTCTTCTATCCTTTGGTTTATACTCTATCTTCATTGAGATTCACTCTCCTTAATTTACCTAACTATAATTTCCTATTGCAGGTAATGGACTTAATGTTTTATCTAATGTTTGTTTAAATGTGAAATCAGTTAATCCACAAATCAAACTTATATCAAACTCTATTGCATCTTCACTAGGGAATTTAACACCGTGTGCTGATCCTAATGCATTAACCCAAGTCCATCTTCTTACTTCTGTTTTACTTGTTGAAGCATTTTCAGTTTCTACTTCGTATACTAATCTGAAATAACTTTGTGTTCCTCCGCCAGTTACTGTATCTACCCCACTATCTGTTGTTTTAGTACCATTTAAAATTTCATAGAAATCAATAGCACTTTTATCAGAATCAACAGTTGATTTTAAAGTTAAGAATGATGCTGGTTTTTGGATAATTGCATAATTACTTGCAATATAATTCTTTTGTTCCATTGCTTTTTCTCCACCAGAGACATCATAACTTTTTATTGTTGCTTGTATTTCAGTACCTGATCCACTACTTCCTTTTTTTGCTAGGTATAACTTACCAGTTAAGTTAGACCCAAAATCAACATATCTTCTTTCTGCCATTCGGCTCACCTCATTAATTCTCTCATATTATTTTCAAATGCATTTGTTCCAGCTTTTAATGCTGGTTCAGTATAATGTTTACCTGTAACAAATCTATTAGTAGGTTTACCAAAAAATACTAATTTATGTCCTTCATCTAATGCTCTTGCATAACTTGTCTTTGCTCTACTTCTTGGATTAGATGGACTTATCATAACTTTTCCAACTATTTGATTCTTACCTAACTCTATACTTTGTTTGGTACTTCTTTTAGTTATTCCTTTTCCATATTTTGAGTTAGCATATATTACTTGTAATGCAGTTTGTTGTGCTGAATCTACAGCAAATTTCATACTTGCTAAAACTGCTTTGTTAATATCATTCTTTAGTTTAGTAAGTTTTGCCATTATATCTCATAACTCCTAAAACTTATATTAAATATTAATTGATAAACATCTAAATCTTCAATAACATTTTCAGTTACTGGTGTACTCTCTATTTTAAAATCATACAATCCAGGAATATCACTTTGTGTTATATTCTTGAATGTAGTTATTAATTGTGTTTTTAAATTATCAATATCACTAATCTTTGTTGAAAATACGTTAATACTGTATAAATGTTTGTCTACCCAACCATTCATTCTTTTCTCTATATTACTATCATTACTTAAACTAGTGTAGATAATAGGATACCCTACAGAGCTAAATTCAAAATTAGGTTTGCTTACATATATCCAATGTAAACCTTTTATTGTAGGGTATCCTCTACCAGAGGGGTCTGTTAGAGTATTCTTTAAATAAGCAATTATATTCTGAGCATCAGTTGGCATATATACACCTGTGTTGTATAGTTTAACTATAAAATATACAATAATACACAGGTATAAAAATTATACAATCTTCTTTAATCCTAATCTATAATATAAATAAGTACTACCTAATGGTTGATAATATATGTCAATAATTTTAAAGTCTTGTGAATTATAATTAACAATACTATTTTTGTCTATTGATTCTAATAAATAAGCAATCAATTCTGGTTCTGTTTCTATTGGTAAACCATCAAGATTGTGAGTTTCTCTATTATATTTTTGTATTAACATCCTAACTGTTGATGTAGTTGATGTTCTTGTTTCTTCACCATATTCATTTATTGTTGATAATGTAGTTGTTTTAACTGTAACATCTACACCCAATTCATCAATAATTGGTTGTAAATCTGTATAATCCATTTCATCTCACCAAGATTAATTCATCATATTTATATTTATTTAATTTCTCGTAAGCTATATTTAATATACCTTCTTTCTTTTTAGCATAGTCTGACTTATATATTGTAGCATCACCTAACTTCAAACTATCACTAGTTACATTTCTATCATATACAAATCCTAAAGCATACATTCCAGATATATCATACATAGCTTCTTTTATTAATTTAGGAACAGTTGCATGACCATATGTAAATACCATTTTTATTTGTGATACATTTTTAGTTTGTCTAGCCATTATACTAGTTGGTTTCAATACTACACCATAATCTTTAACAACATAGTCAGTATTATTTAGTAGATTCCATGTTGTACCATAATCAAAAGAATAATAAATATTAGATACATTAATTATTGGTTGATGATTTGGTATGATTAGATCTGAGTCATTACCATCAATTACTTCAGTAACACTTTCACTTGTGAACTTAGTTCCGCAATATATGTTGATGAATTCTTCAGCTGCCTGAATATGATCTTGTAGTTCACCATCTGACATAACATCTGCTGATAAATTTGTGTACTTTCTTAATTCTGTAACTGATATATAACTCATTCTAATCACACCAATGAATCTCTCGGATAGAGAATAAATTGGCTATTTATATAGCCAAGTTCTCAAATCTTACTAATAATTGAGGGAATAATGAAACAAAGTCCATTCTAGTCATAATACTATAAGCAAATCTCCATTGCTTTTGAACTTCTTCTTTTTTGAATTTAACTTCATTGTATCTTAAAACAATATTAGCCATCTTTGCACCATCTACCATGAAAGCAATACCGTTTGAGTTTGCTGTTTCATAATCTACTAATGCTTGAGAAACGTATACTGGAACAGTTCCGTTTACTAAACCTACTGCTGCACCATTAACTGCTGTCATACTATCATATGGTTTAAACATATATCTACCAGCACCATCAGTTACTAATGCTAAACTCTTTAATCCTCTTGGAGAAACAACTAAAGCTGAAGCCATACCTTTTTGTTCTGAGATAACAGCTTGTCCTTCTAATAATTTTTCGTAAGAGAAATCTGAGTGACCCATATCAATTATATTTTTAGGGTATGCAGTTAATACTATGTTAGTTAATCCTGTAATTGAATTGTATGTGGCTGTACCATCACCTAAGAAAACACATCTATCTTCATCTTTAGCTAATGCTTCTAACATTGTATCAATAACAGTTTCTTTTTCAGTAGCAAAAGTATCTTCTAACCAATCAATGTTCATTTCAACTAATGCTGCAAATCTCTTTACTGCAAAAGTTTTTTGACCAAAAGTTGGTAAACTTGCTGTTGCTGCGTCTCCTTCATCAGGGTAGTAGATTGTTGGCAAAGCTGTAATTTGTGCCATATATCCTGATTGCATATCAGTATTTACTGTTTTAAAAACTTTTCTTGCAACTCCGTACTCAGCAATTAATCTTTGTACTTCTGCCATGTACTTTACTGGAATTGCATATTTTCCTTCACCATTTGTATTTGTATTAATAGGCATAATCATCACCTCATAAATTCCATACATTTGCCCATTCGCTTTTATCAAGAGTTTCTTTAGTATCTTTTGTTTTTGTTTCAAAAGAAACTTGGAAAGTATCTTTCTTTTCTTCTTTTTGTTTTAATGCTAACTGTAATTCTTCAACTTGTTTTTTTAATATTTCTAATTCAGTTGGTTTAACTTCAGCAATTTGTTCTTCTACTTTTGCTGCTTCTAAAACTGGTGCAACAGCAATAGGTTCTGTAGCTGGGGTTTCAACTTTACTAGCTTCTAAAGTATTAGTTGGAGAACTTGGATTAGCGTCTAACAAAGCATCAAATGCTTCTATACTTTTTTCTGTTATAGTCATTTCATCACCTTCTAAATTATTCTGTGTTGCCCACTTTGAGTCAGGCAAAAATTCTTTAGCATAAGGAACTAATATTTTCTTTGCAATTTTTCTTAATTCATCACTAGTTTGAGATTCTCCAATAGCTTCTATTTGATTCATTCTTGCTAATGCATTTCTTAAGTGTGGTAAATCAACCTTACCATTCTTATCTTTGAATGGTAAATGTCTTGCACTTTTGTTTGTTATTTTACCATCAGTATAATCTTTTTCAACAACTGCAAAAGATTCATTAGGTAATTTATTTATATATGCTGTATCCCAATTAACAAAAGCAGCAATTATTTCATTAGACATTTCATCTAATGATATTGTAAATTTATCTTCAAAAGTATTCTCATCAGTAGGTATTGGAGTAGCACTAAATTCATATGGTACTGCTGATAATATATTAACTAATCCTGAACTTTCATCAAATTCAAACTCATCAATAACTATACCAACAGAATAACCCATAGGTACTTTATCATCTAACATCTTTTCATAAACTTGTCCATTAGGAGTATCTAATGTATTAAATTGAATCATCAATTTATTTTTTTCTTTTTTAGCTGTACCCTTACAACTATGTGCTATATATTGATTAATATCATCATAGTTATGACCATAAAATACTGGAAATGATTTCTTATTGTACTCAGTACATAAGTCATTCAACCCTTTATCAGTCATATAGAAACCACGATCTGTTAAATCGTTAGTTACTATTATTCTTTCAAATGTTTTCATTGCTATCACTCCGCTACATCCATATCTGATGTTATGTTTTTCAAATCATAATCTGCAATTTGTTTTGCTTCTTCTGGTGACATTATTCCATTCTTTACATATTGTGCTAATGTCTGAGCAATCTTATTTCTATTTATTGCACTTAAGTTTGAATCTTCTTTATCTAAATCTTTAAATACTATATATGCTTTACTTTTAGGAAAGTATTTAGGTATAATTTGTGTATTAATTACATTTGCTAATAATGTCTGTATAGCCTTTATTCTATATTTGAATCCTTGTAATTGTATTCTTGAATTAGCTTTATTACTATCTTCAGAGAATCCAGCAATAATTTCTGGAGTTCCAATACCTATAATAACTAATCTATTCAAGTAAGATAACCATTCTTTGAACATCATATCAGTAATTGGTTGACTAGTAGATTTAATTTCTAAATCTTCATTACTAATTATATCTTCGTGAGGTTTCATCTTCTTTAGTTTTTCTCTCATTCTCTTTGCTAATTCAGTATTCTTTGTTTTAATAATATAATGTAATCTTGGACTTCCATTTCTATTAAAGAACTCAGAAGTATAATTCTCAACTGAAGACTTAGCTTCTAAATATGATTTCAACGGAATAACATAACTTACTCCAACTAACCCTGAGTCTACAGCATTCATCTTAGTATAAACAATTTGTTCTTTAGGTAATTCTATTTTCTTATTTGATGTAGGTATTACTTGGGTATATGAAACTATATTTCCCCATTCATCAAAATTAATACTCATTCCTTTTGAACTTATAACTTTTGGATAATCTTCTCTTAAATCCATGAATGAATTATCATATAATAATACATTCATTGCAGCATTTCTAATAAAAAATGGAAATGACATTCTATTAAAAAAACCACCAACTTCTCCATTATCATCATTTCTTACTTCATAACCTGTTGAACTTACAAAGTCAGCAGTTCTATTAGTAGTACCAAATACTACTGGATCATTACAATACCAATATTCTACTTGGTCTATATCAACATCATATTTGTCAAATGGATTAATTGAATTAGTATTCTTATTTGATTTTGATGCTCCTTTACTATATCCACCAACACTAGATATTCCAAAGTACTCAGGTTCTATAGCATCTCCTTTCTTAAATACTTCCACTTTGGTATTAGAATTAGTTACTCCAACTTTGAGACTAGGGTAAAATATATCAACATTATTATCAAATTTGTTCCACATATTAAATCACTACAAATACACAGGTATATAAATTATTTTGATTTGAAATAAACCATAAAATGACTACCGTAAGAAAAATAATCTTTCTTATCAAATAATGATTTATATAATCTCAAAGACTGACCAATAAATTTAACTTTAAATGACCAATTATTCTTTTTGTATATTTTATTTAAATCACTAGCAAGACCAGATGTACTTACTGATCCTCTATCTAATATATACAGTTCTAAGAATAAAGTCTTAGCAACCATTCTAGATTTTATATTCCTATCTCTACTCATCAGATTCTCTAGTAGAGTCACTCTCTCCTGAATCATAATCATCACCAAGCATATCTACAAATCCAGATTTAAAGAAATTTCTTTCTCTAGGATTCCCATCTCTATCATTCTTTTTAACAGTATCTAATATTTCTTCAAGTCTAAATTTAATATCCATATTATTATCTTTGTATGCCATACTACCTGTTTGTTCATCTATCAATTCCTTAAAACCTAAACAAGCTAGTGCTAAACTATCTGGCATATCATCATGACCATTATCTGGATGAGCAATACTATCGTAGAACTGAGCAGAAGTTCTAATAGTTAATTCTAATTCGTAAAACTGTTTCTCTAGTTCTTCCATCTTTGGCAAAGCCAACATTCTATAATTAATTATTCTTTTTAAATTATCATACATTACAGTAGCCTTAAATTTATTAGTCATCTTTATAGGTTCTATTATACTACCTATGCCTTGTAATAAATCACTTAATGATTCAGATGTAGATCCTGTAGCATCCATGTATGTTACCATAGGATTAAATGTTCTCAATAATTTAATAATATCTTTTATCTGTTGTCTATAATCTCCATCTAAAGTATATATCCCTACACATCTAATCAATCCTGACTCATTAACTAAGAAACTAACTACAGTACTATCTTGAACTTTACCCCAATCAATACCACAGTAAACTTCTCTATATACTTTATTACCTCTACCTTCTTCAAACATTAACTCATAATCTCTAATAGGATATTCTCTAAATGTATCATCTAACTCTTGTCTTGAAAAATAAGCAGATACATTATTCATCCATTGTAACTCATACTCCGTATTGAAATGTGGATTAGTCTTTCTATATAAATCAACCATATCTTTATTTAATCTAGAACATCTATTCCAAGGATACTCTATAACTTTCCACACCTTATCATTCTTCCCCATTCTCCAAGATTCATAAAAATGATTCTTGCCACGTGGTGTTCCTATCTTAATATACTTAGGATTCTTAATTGAACCTAACATAGGTTCAATATTCCTATATACAACCATATCACTAATACTCTGTGCTTCATCTAGTATAATTAAATCTCCAGTAAATCCTACTATGTTAGATTTCTCACTAGCAGACAAACACCAAACTGTAGTATCATTCTTTAAAATAAGATGATCAGTATATAACTTCTTCTGACCATTAGGTGCATCAGCAACTAAACTCATTAAAAACTCTGAACGTTCAATCCAATTCTTAATGTTACCAAATATAATATCAATAGCCTGATGCTTTGCAGGAGCAAATATCAATATCTTTTTTCCAGGATGAGTTATTGCCCATTGCAAAGTCTTAGAAGAAATAGTCCAAGACTTACCAGCCTGTCTAGACATTAACACTAATAAGAAAGTTTCCTTATCAAAAGAATTAGCAATAGTCAACTGCTCAGGAAAAGGTTTAGCACCTAAATGCTCTATACAAAAACTCTCATAGTCTAATATACTTATATGCTGTAATAATATATCTTGAAATGTCATTAAATCCACTCTGATGCATCATGCGTAACTGTTCTTGTAACAGTACCTAATCCATCAGGTAATGAATAACTAGTAGTCAAATCATACTGTAATACATTAATGCTATCATAAGCTATACTTCTAATATGATTATCCTTGTCTTCGGTAATAACTAACTTATCAAAATCAATCTCAGTAACAGGTTCATAATCACCTTCTAATACCAATCTAGTTACTACATTACTAGGATAATAATACAAAGTATTACTCTCATTCCCAACAGACATACATATCACTCCATCTTCCTATAACTAATCAATCCTTTCTCTTTTGCTAAATTTAAATACTTCTCCTTAGTACTCTTATCCGAAATCTCATTAAACAAACTTATGTGAGCCATCAATGCATCTTTGTAATCTAAATTAACACTTAAGTTAATACTCTGATTCTTTAAATCACCAGTATACCTACCATACAATTCTATCAACGGTCTCAACTGAGCCATAGTCTCATTAATCAACTTAACTATTTTAACATCAACTACTTCATCATTATCTACCTTTTCCTTTAACCTTTTTAATATGTCTTCTAATAAAGCATTGTAACTCTCAATCTTTAATAGTATATCATTCAATTTGCTTACACTCTCTTTATCTACTACACCAAAACTAGAAAGAAAATCTTGCTTCTTCAATAATTCTTTATCAGTAACTACTTCTGCTTCAACCATAAACAAACACTAAGATTAGTAGAAGTATTACACTATAATATAATTCCTCTAACATACTATATTATATATATTAACTTATATATATAATTTGTGTATATATCTAATCTAATATCTATAAAATATAATTAATATCTATTATACTAATTCTATTCTAAAAATAATTTCATATTTCCTATCTGTAGTTTACATACTAACATATTTTCATTTTTCTTTTGAAAAATGATTTGGGATATGTACTACTCATGTCATATGTTTTACATACCACAAAAGGAAAGCATTATAAGAATTCTTTTATATAGTAGTAGGTATATACCTATAAGATACGGCATAACTTACATTATGCCGTAATATTACGAAGACATATATTTGTCTTCGTGTAGATATGCTAGTTTATACCCTATACTTCTACTATTCAATAAAGTATATACTATACTTAACTTCTTAATAGAAGAAGTTAAGAGAGCTTGTTTAGTTCCACTAATCCATAGTATCTAGGTAGTGAATATATAATATATATTATATTAACATATAGTATATAATATATAGTATGTAGTATGTAGTATGTAGTATATAATATATATACTATGTAGAGGCTGTATATATCATATAATATATATATAATATAAAGAAAGAATATATATATATAAGAAAGAAAGAGAATAAAGAATTTATTTATTAAGTTAAAAAGTAAGTGAAGAGATTATAAAATAATCTCCTCTTTTTTATCTGTGTTGGTATATATTAAAATATGTTTTAATCTAATCAATTTTATAAAATCGTTGAAGGATAGTTCATTATTAAAATAATCTTTCAGCATTTGTTTTATAGCTTTTTCATTTTGTGAGTCTATATATAAAGTCATTATATCACCTTTGGAGTTCTTGAATATAAACTATTTTGCCCCTCAAACATTTACGCAAAATAGTTTTATTTGGTGCGAAATATTCCTGTATATAATCGTATTGTTTAACAATATACTTTTTAAGGTATGGTCTTAAATCATAAGCCCAACCAAGTAATTTATAAACTCCTGTTGTATATACCTCACAACAACCAAAATTAAATTTATTGGAATATAATTTAATTAAAAAATCTTCTGGGTTATTTATTTTTATTTGGTCTTTAATATCTACATCAAAATTTTTTGGTGTAAACTTATAAGGGATAATATACTCAATCATTTAAACCATCTCCTTTTAATTTATTTATATTCTATAACTTTCAAAAAACCGTTCTCTTTTTCTTTTATTGTTATTTTTCCTTTTCGTTCTAATCCTTTAAATACCTCTTTACAATCTACGACATAATTATATTCTTGATAATCATCTTTACTTGTTAAATATATACCCCCAGCGTCTATTTTATATTCTTTAATCAATAATAAAACAGCATCGCAAAACCCATTGGCTTCGTTGGTTACATCTAATGAAAGACCGTTTACATATTTTAATTTACCAAAAAAATCAATTAAATCCGCTCCCCAACCTTCAATGTAGCCATCATATTGTTTATATATTTTCATTAAACTTTCTCCGTTGTAAATAAATTCTGTTGTGCTTCTTGTTCCCATTTAAACCACTTCCGAAAATATTATTTTTAGTTTTAAATAAAACTCTTTTAATTCTTTTTCGCTTTGAATTATATATTCATCATAACAATCGGAATAGTTTTCGTATGCTGTCTGTTTGTCTTTGGCTTTAATTGTCCCAATAATTTCCAACCCTTGGCTTTGATATATATTTATTGCATAATATTTGACCATTTAAACCACCTTGAAACCTGTTTCCATAATAACACAATAATATTTATTATTATGTTTAAACAAATGTTCGTATATATTTCCGTGTTCTCCAAATGTTATCATTTCAGGTACAATATAACCTTCCAAAATATCATTTTTAAATGGTTTTGGGGGTAATACCTCTAATCTATTATAATATTGTTCTTCTGTAATTTCACAACCAAAACCATTTAATTTATAATCTAATAATTCATTTAATCTAAATAAAGCGTATGGTAAAGGCTCTTTCTCTGCTCTTGCTAATTTCTCTTTTAAATCTTGTCTTTCTAGCTTTTCCTTAATATTTAATTTATTAATTTTCACAGAATAAAAATACTTTGCTTTGTTTTTAATTTCATTTATATTAAATATTCTTATATTGCCTATTACTTCCATTATACCACCTTATAAATAAATATATTTTAAGTTGCTTTCTTTTATTAATTCTTCAAGAGACTTATATTTTATAATCCTGTTTGTATTTATTGCCCATTGTGGAGCTAATATAAATGTATTGAGAGCGTGGGTTATATTTGGTTCAGTAATATGTTTATAAATGTTAAATCCTGTTCCGTGTTCTCTACAAGGTTTATGGACAGTATTAAAATCTAAACCAAAAAATCTATTTATTTCACAATAACCAATATTTTTATTTTTTTCAAAAAAAATATATTCTGGATTGTCTAAACTAGAAATAACTTTAAACCCATTTTCTTTTAATAATTTTATATAGTCTTTTAAAAGTAATTTATTTCTCATAACAAAATCCCCTATTCTAATTCATAACCTATTACTCTATTTAAAGAATAAACTTTATATGTTGGTTTATTTTCTATTTTTATATAATTGTCTGTAACTTCTGTAATTGTTCCGTATACATTGCCGATATTCTCTACATATAATATTATTTTAGTATTTAACAATTTTACAAAATCTTGTTTATTTAACATATTACCACCCATTACTTATTTAATCTAAAATCATCTCTTTTTTAAATTTTAATCGTTTTATACCCATTAAATGATTTGCGTGTTTTTCGCAACAATTGAGTTTTCTTTTATTGTTTTTAATAATAAATCTTGCTTTTTGAGTACACATATCAATTTGACAATTAGACAATATAAATCACCCTACAACTTTTTAAATTCTTCTAATAATTGTTTAATCTCTTTGTCATCTTTAAAAATTAACTTTTCTTTTATATCTTGAATTTTTTTGTCTATTTTTTGATTATATTCATAACATTTTAAATTTTTTAATTCTTCAAGTTCTCCATAATAAGTTTTTGTTTTTTCTGTTGTTGCGTCTGGTATGCTCCAATAACCAACAGATATTATATAATTTCCTTTAGTTAATCCGTTTATTTCATTAATATAGTTTTTAAGTTCTTGGATTTTTTTATTTAAATAATTCTTCTTTGTATTCAAAAACTTTAAATCTTCGTTGTTTTCTTCTTTTTTGTCTTGTTCTTCACTCAATTTTAAACTATATGCTCTTTGTTTTTTTGTTGCTTCTGCTTCTATATATTTTATAACTTCTTTTATTTGATATTGGTTCATTTAATCAACTCCTACAAATCAAATCAATTAGACTTAATTTATATTATATATAAAAACCTAACAATTTATAAATATATCTTTAAATAATGAGAAAAATTTATAAAGAATATACAAAAATATATTTTTTTCAAATAAAAAGTATATTTAAACTAATTAAAATTAATATTGATTAATTCTTTAATATAATAGAATAATATTATTATATATATATATTATATTATAGAATACACGAACTAAATAAACTTAAGTATATTCTACTATTAATAGTAGAAGTAAGCTAGTATTAGTTTGTTCTACTAATATTAGGGTAACTAAACAAACTTTACTTTATTCCACTATTATAAAAATACAGTTAAGAGGGCGGAAGCAAATTAAAAAACATACCCCTGGGGTATTAATTAGAGTACTTATCTTGTATATATTTTAAATTATTAACAAGATTATGCACTGGTTTTAGATATTCTCCAGATAAAACATAGTCTTTTCTATTGTCTCTTATTACTTCTTTACATTTACCTTTTATATATAATTCTAATAACTCAAAACCAGATATATATCCTACATAAGATATTTTATCTACATTCTTTGATACATTAGCTAATATATAATAATCATTATTTATATTTTGAAACCATAAGTCTTGATTAAATGTAGTCTTAATATCTATTGTTTTATTATTAATCTCAAAGTCAGGTTGTTTGTAATCTTCTTTAATAAATTTATTCCATATATGATATACTTGTTTCTTTGTTAGATACTTATCAAAGATCAATTCACCTAAAAAACCTATCCAGTTAGTACTACAATAAAATTTATTATGTACTTTTTGTTTATCAAACTTAACAGTACAATCTATTGCATACTGCTTTTCAGATTCAAATATAGGTAAAGTAATCATATTACCACTTTAATATATCCAGACTTCCATTCTGTTTTATTCTCATCTCTATAATAAACTACATACTCTTTAGTTTCTTTATCAATAATATAATAATTAGAATATTTCATAATGGTTCACCTTTTATTTTATTTAAGGGTATCCAATGTGTTTTACTTAAACAAGACTTACATATAGGTACTATATTTTTATTACCTCTATCTATTATTTCATACATATCTCTTTTTATTTTAGAACAATAATAACATTTTACCATTATCCCACTAACTCCTCATACTTACATTTGCCACATACTAAAAATACTCTATCATCATCTTTATGATAATCAAACTGAATAACAGTTTGCATAGGTATTTTACATTTATGGCACAATTCAGGTTCTATTATTTATCATTCTCCTTAAAAAACTCTGGAAACTTTGATTTAATCTGGTCTCTACAATATATAAATATTGATTCGCTAGCTCTGTCTGTACTTATATTTACTCTCTTATTAAAATTACTATAAAGTTCTCTTAATCGCTTTTCTGTTTCTTTTAATTCATTATTTAGTTGTTTGTTTTCTTCTTCTAAACAACAATTATATTTCCATAAATCACTTTCTGACAACATCTCACTTCCTATTATACTCTTCTGCTTTACTTTTATCTAAACCCTCATTATATTTTATTAATTCATTTATTAAATCTAATCTAATTTTATCTTCTTTATATCTTGCGAATGTTTCATAATTAATATGTCCTTCCATACATTCTTCTATTATTATAATATAACTTTCTAATTCATACTTCATAAGATATAATTTACTTATAAGCGTCGTACCTCCATAATTACCACATAGTTTCTTCATTTATTATCTTCCTTGTATAATTCATTAAATGCTTTTTCTTTTAACCACATATTATATACATCTATCTTACAAGTCCTATTAAGAGTACCATCTACAAATTCTTCCCACATACCCAATTCTTTAAGCTCACTTTGATACTCTTTATTCTCACGCCAAAACAAATCAGGCATATCATAATACTCAAAATACCAATCAATACAAGCTTTTACTTGTTCTTTTTTATAAACAATAGGTATTTCTCGTGTTGATTCACCACATATTAACATATCATTATCTATATCTTTAATTAATTTTAGTATACTATATTCTTCTAATTCTGGCTTCATTAATAATCACTATCTTTTTTAATCATTAATTTATTATTTAAATAATATCTCCCACTAACTAATTCCAATTTATTAATTACATTATCATTATTATCATATTCTTTCCAATATTCAAAACCATCAGAATCTTTATAATTAATTATATTTCCTTTTCCATCTTTTTTAATCATTTCTTTATTTTCTTTTATTTTATTAATTTGCTCTTTACTTTTTAAAACCAAATTATTTTCTTTAATTATTTTATTAATTATACCCATATCTAATCACTATCCTCTTCAAATAAATCGTATCTACCATCATCTATTATCATAGCACCTTTTAAAGTTAAATCTGCACCACAATTCAAACAAATATAATATCCCGTGTTATTTCTCTCATCTACCATATTCTATTCCCCTTTAAACATATTCTTTAATATAATTTATTTTGTTTTCCTTTAAATGCTTCGTTAAATATATGCAATCCTAATTCACTTTCAACACAATTTCTTAATAATAGTTTTTTATCTCCTTTATATTTTATATTAGACAAATCAAAACCTTTTCTTTCTTCTAAAACCTTTATTTTAGCTAAATGTTCTCTACTTTGCGTTTTCATAGAACTATATTAAAATTAGCCCAAAAATAATGATTCCCAAAATCAAAAGGTTTTATCAAAGGTTCGTAATAACTTTTAACATTTTCAACAACCCATTTACCTTTAAAATGATATTGTAAAAATATTATTTCTTGATATAATCTCATATCTGGATAAATAGGCTCATTTTGTCCTCTTGCAACAGCACTATATAATCTTATTCTACTATGACTTGGGCAAGGTGGTGACGCCCAAATAAAATCATATTCTTTATAATGTTCTAATAAATATTCGTGTGCATCACATACTATAATTTTATCATTAGGAAAAAATTGTTTATATATATCTGCAATTTCTTGATTATATTCAATAGCAGTTACTTCTATATCTCCAGACCACAATTTCCTATTTCCACCAATTCCAGCGTATAAATTTAATATCTTAATCATTTACTCACCCAATACATCAATATCATCAACGTACTCACTCATAACTTTTATATTCTTTATTTCTAATTTTGGTATTTCATTCATACAATATCACTTCTTTCCATTTTTTATAATATTAAAATAAGTATTAGATTTAACTAAATTAATTTTATCACAAAATATACATTTTTTAATTTCGGTGATTGACAAAACATCTCCAACAAAAGAATAGTCAGTGCCTACAAATCTTTTATTTATATGTAATCCTAATTTACAAAGTATACTCATAATATCCCTTCTTTGAATTAAACTCGCTTATATTTAATCCCATTAATAACTATTTCAATATTTGAGTAATTATTGGTCTCATTAGTTATAATACCTCTTTTAGCATCTAACATTTCTTTTGTTATGCCAGTTATTTCCTCAAAAATCTCATAATTAAAGTTTGGTAATTTAATAGTTTGTTCTGCTTGTTCTTTATCACATATTTTATTAAAATTTTTAATCACTGCTTCTTTGTAATTATAAGATATTAACCAACCACCTAATATTTTATGACCTGGGTGTTCTTCTTTCTGTTTATCTGATAAATCTTTACTTGAAACCCATTCTACTAAATGAAAATATAAATAAGCTGGAAATAATATATTTTCTCTTTTTATCTCTGTTTCTTTGTTGAAAATTCTTACTTTAGGTTCATTAGTATTAAAATAACCTGTATTAAAATGTCCTGTATTCCAATCTCCTGTGTTCCCATCTCCTACGTTCTTATCTCCTGTGTTCCTATTTCCTGCGTTATCATATCCTGCATTATTATATCCTGCGTTATTATCTCCTGTGTTCCTATCTCTTACGTTATAATCTCCTGCATTCCAATCTCCTGCGTTAGTATATCCTGTGTTCCTATCTCCTGAGTTCCCATCTCCTGTGTTCCTATTTCCTGAGTTCCCATCTCCTACGTTCCAATCTCCTGTGTTCCTATTTCCTGAGTTCCCATCTCCTACGTTCCAATCTCCTGTGTTCCCATCTCCTGTGTTCCTATCTCCTGTATTACCTTTTTCATCTACCATGTTTATCCCTCCAACTGGAATAATTTATCGTGTAACCAATCTCTATACAAAATAAAATTATCTCTAACATACATACCTTTTTCTTTACGATATATTTCCCATTGATTATATAATTCAGTGTAATCAATCATAAATAAACCTAAATTATCTTTGTATTTATCCCAACAGGCAAGAACTTCTTCGTAACTATCTTCATAAACAAAACCTTCAAATCTTGTCGTACTTTCTGTTAAAGGTCTAATAAATCTTAATTTTGGTAATTCATTCATAATTTCTCACCACATCTTTTACAAATTTTATATTTATAAGTTATAATTGAGTATTTTCCATCGTCATATTTTTTAATCCATTTTTCATCTTTATCAGTAAACTTTTCTTTATCTATAAATTCTCTAAAAATTCCTTTTCCTAAAACATTAAGTACAAGAACTTCTCTAATATCATGACCAACTACCATACATTTTAATTTCATTTTTTCACCTTTCTTTTTAATTCATTTATCTGTATTTGCAAAATCATTATTTCATCAATAAATTTATAATTCATTTTATCTTGCAATTTTTCATTTTTAAATCTAAAATATAAACTTAAAGATAAACAAATTAATATTATGATTTGAAACATTAATGTAATTACTTCAAACATCAAATATCACCTTTATTTCTTTTTTATCATCAATATGAAATGATGTATAAGTAAATGGTTCTCCATCAATAAAATCTTCACTTGGTTCATAATGACCAATATATTCATAAATTTTTAATGTTTTGTTGTCTAAATCAACCTTTTGAGATCTAAACAAATCTTTTAATTCTTTTTCTGTTTTAGGCAAATCAATTAAAGGTATCTCTTCTAATTCAGAATATTTTTCATTATCTTGCCCACAAGAAAAATCATATCTATATTCAGCTTCTTCATCTCTTCTGCCAAATCCTCTTTGCATATCATAATTCATTAATAATCACTACTCTTGCCAAATATTAGGTTGTGTAACCAATCTCTCCATTCAACACCATTTATTTTACAATCAAACATAATACCTTTGTCATTATAACGAATATCTTTTATAAAATTGTCAAATATATATTTATCTCCAAAATCATTCCAAAACATAGTACAGTTATCCTTGTATTTTTCCCAAAATGCTAAACACTCTTTGTAACTATTTTTAGATATACAGGTTATTAATCCAATATTATCTTTATATTCTGCATCCATATCTATATCATCTAAATCACATTCAAACATTCCACAATATCTTAATTTAGGTATTTCATTCATAATTTCTCACTACATCTTGAACAATAAAGAGAGATTTCATTATCGCATTTTAAACATTTTAAAAATGAACCTTTTTTATACTCTAATATATGTTTCCCTAATTTTCTTGTCTCTTTATCAAATAAACTTTTAATTTTTAATTTATGACCAAATAACTTACAAATTAAATTCATATCTAATCACCATTATCAAAATCAATTACCTTATTTTTAAACTTCTCTACTTCTTTGTACTTTTCTTCTTTATGTAACATTGTTTCATAATTTGTAACAATCTCTTTTAGTAGTGTATAGTCATGTAAGTTTTGTTCATATAACTTCAATAATTTAGACTTTTCTTCATACATTAAACTTTCATGTTCTATATCATTTTTTATATATTTAACAGTAGATTCTAAGTAAGCTAACTTATCATTAATCATATATTTTAACTTACCTAAATATACTAAAGAAGTCTGTCTATATACCATTATATCACTTCTTTTGTTTCTTTCTAATTATTTTTGCCAAACCATAAGACCATTGTGCAACCCATATAGCATCAACTGATGACATATATATATACAAACTAGTACCACAATGAGGACATATTGCTCTACTTTCATTTGGTATATCTAACATAGTCTTTTTACATTTAATACATTCAACCATATAAATCCATCCAAGCTAAATATAAGAAGTAGAATAACCTACTTCCTACTTAATTTACCTAATAAAGAATTACTAATTCTCATTCTCCTTTTCATTTCTGCTAATGCAAATAGCAAAGCAATGGTAATTACTGTAATTACCAAAGAGTATATCTCTAAAAACATTTATTCACCCTTAACTTTTGATTCTACAAAATCTAACATATTTGTAAAATTTGTTTTAATATCAATATCTTTTATTTTTTCTTTATCTCCATTAGTTAAAAGTAATTGCAAGTCTAATTCTCTCATAGATAAATCATAAGCTATCTTCATATTCATATATTTTCTTTCATATTCATTATCATACATTTACATCACCTAACCTTTCTTTTTTAATTCATTAGTTAATTCTATTATTGCTTCTTTTAATTCATCTATAGTTAACTCTAAACTATGTAATTTATCATATTCAGTTAACTTAGGTTCTTCTTGTTTAACTGTTTCTTTATCTTCTATCTTAGATAAACCATTATCGTGTATTACTTTAGTCTCTTTACCTTCAATTTCTTTTAAAGTATTGATTACTTTGTATCCTGAATTAGTAATCCAATAACTTAACCATACTGCTTTACCAATTAAAAATTTATAATCAAACTTTAATGGATCAAAGTCTTTATTCTTATTTAGATAACATACTTCTTCTAAGTCTTGATTTACTTGTATCTTGAATGCCCAACCAAACTTATTGGAAAATGCATCTTTAATTAATCCTGTTATTTCTGCTCTATCACTCATATGATTCACCTTCTTTAATTTTGGGAATAAATACTAAGTTATTTTCTTTTATGTATTCCTTAGCATGTTTCTCACAAAAAAATACAACAGTATCATATTGTTTTACAAAGTATTCTCCTTTACCATTACACTTACCACATTTTTTCATAGTACCACTGCCCCTATTATTACAGCTATAATAAATATAAATAATGCAATAGAGTTAATTACTACGCCTATTATACCAACTATGTTTCCTGCAGTAGATAAACCAGTTTCAGTTATCTTCTTTTGTTTACTTGCTAATGCCATTGCAGTTATAGACAAAGCAATACCAAAGTAAGGTGCTAAGAATAACAATAATCCTAATACTCCTAAGATTAAACTTGTTATTCCATAAGCATTACTTTCTTTCTTAACTTCTTTAGTTACCATATTTTCACTCCTTGTTTTCTCTTAAAAATGCTATGTTTGATTTTATTTTAAATTCTAAGCCGTCTAATGCGTTAATGGTTGCATCTTTTTGATTCTTTAATAGATTTATATCCAAAACTAATAAATGATAGCTCTGTTGCTCATTTAACTCAATTTGTAGTTTTGCTTTTCTTATTTGTTCATTAGATTTTTCTAAGTTAGTAGATATTTCTAACATCTTTCTATTAGTCATTAGTTCTAATTCGTATTCTTTAGTTTCTAATTTAGTTCTTAGTTCTAGGTATTCTTCATATTTTTTTGATCTATCATCAATTAACTTATGTGTTTCCATCAATACTTCTTCTCTATTCATACAATCACCAAAGGGAGTTGTGGAGATTGAAAATTTAGCTTACTTATAGGTAATGGGTATTTTTCAATCTCCATATACCAAGTAAGAAAAAACTCTTTATAAAATAGTAGTATTAGAAAAAAATATAACATCTATTTAAATACTTTTTGGTATTTGTTATATTTTATCATTTTAAAGCTATCAAGGTTGTAAAGACTCCCGAAGTAGCTAGTTTTAAGTGGGCAACTGATATAACAAGAAAAAGTTATGTTAGTTCTTCTTTTAATAATTATAATATATATAATAATATAATAAGAGTCTGTTAGTACAGACTCTATATATATAACGTATTTGTCTATACAAATACGTAAGTATAAAGACTTTTATATTAGTTTTAGTGAACAACTAATATAACAAGGATTTATACTTAAACTTTAATTAATAATAATATATATAAATATATCTAAACATATAATATATATTTAATTGGTTGTCACTAATTAGTCATTGAAAACACAAAATATAAATGTCCTACATAGACCTATTCTGAGTAATAGGCTATGCTTATTTTTTAATAGCATTAATTAATTTAGGACAATATTTATCTAATTCGTAAGGAGTATAGTACTTTAATAGGTTCTTATAAATATAATTAAGATCGTATCCTATTTTACTTTGCTTAGATATTTCAGATACTTTATCTCTAATTTGAGCAGGACTGTCTAAGAAGTAATCTAATATCAAATCAGCTATCTGTTTTTCATCTAACACATAGTCTACTATAATTTTACTAGGACTAACAAATAGTACAGTAAATATATATTTTTCAGGATAGTCTAGTCTAGATAATGTGGTTCTCATATAAGAACCACTATAAAAATTGAAATCTAAATATATTTCATTTCTATAATCTATGTCAAATACTTTTATTCTATACCTATTATTAGCATAATAAATATTTGAGATTACTCTAAATCTATAAAATGTTTTTGAACTAGGATTTATTATAGGTATACTCATAGATAACCAGCTGGTTATTTTATAGACTTGCTTGGATTTATGTTTGACTTATCGCCAAAGACTATATATTATTAAATACCAAACAATTTTTAAATCTATCTATTTCTAAATCTAATACATATGATTTAAAAAGAGTATATACTTTTATCTATTTAAATTCAGTTAATGAATTGAAATGGGGTGGTGGATTGATTGGAGTTTTAACATTCTTAGGATGTTTGGTAATTACCGTAATTATGATGGTTTCCAATATATTTTTTGGGAATAATATAAATTATTTTCTTGTATTTTTACCTTTAATTATATGGTTTATTATGGTTAGTATAATTTTTATATTTGCTATGATATTGGGATACTATTGTATATATAAAATAATTAAATAAATGGTGATAATATGAATCTAGGATCATTTAATAAGTATGCTTTTATTAGTGCATTAAATAAAGGTTATCCTTATGAAGTAGAACTTGAAGATAAAGAGTCAGATTATAAATTTAAATTAAAATTTATGGCTATAAATAATTTAGTTACTATTAGCGTTATTGATAATATGAAGGGTTTAGATAAAGATATTAAACCTAAATTAAATAAGACATTAAAGATATGAGGGTTAGTATGATAAATAAATTTTTTGTTAGTAAGAAAGAATATGATAAACTCAAACAACAATTAAGTGAGTATGTATTTTTATCTGAGATGTATAAAATATCTTGTGGTAATTACCGAGAACGTATGTTTGAATTATATTACGAAATAGATAAATTAGAACAAGATATTAAAAAATTAAAATCTAAGAAAAGAAGGAAGTGATACATTGAATATATTATTTATAGATGTAGAAACAACTGGATTTATTCCTAATAAACACGATATAATAAAGTTTGCATATATTGTTTGGGATTATGATAAAAAAGAAATAGTATGTACTAAAACAAGTTATCTAAGACATACTGAATTAGTTGTATGTCCTGCAGCATTGAAAGTTAACAATATTGATTTACGAGATACTATAAGAGAAGGAATGAGTCCATTAGAATTTAAAACTCATTTAGAATTTTTAATGAAAGATCATAAGATAAATTATATTGCTGGATGGAATGTTAACTTTGATGTTGGTTTCTTAAAAAAATATTTACCTGTTGGTGGATTCTATAAAACAATAGATGTTATGCAAATGTATTTCTTTGATAAAGGAATAGATAAACATAGTTTAGAATATGTTGCTAAAGCACTAAATATAGAACATATACCTCATGATTCAACAAGTGATATTACAGCTACATTAGAATTGTTTAAGAAGAAAGGCGTATAGTATGTTAGGAATATATCATTATAATACATTAAAAAGATTACATTTACAGTTATATAAAGATTGTTTTAAAGTATCAGACATACAAAAATATATGGTATATAAAAGAGATCCTTATTACCAAATACCTAAAGGGTATGAAACATATTTATTAAATGTAAAAACAAAAGATGGAGATAATACTATTAATTATTTTCCTATGAAGTTTGATAAAATAAAAGAACTTCCAATAAGAAATGATTTATATAAAGTAGTAGAAGAATTTACTCCAATACAAGTACAAGGAGAAAAGATATTAGAGTTTAGAGATATAATAGATAACTTGGTACCATTTCAACATTCTGCTAGAGTTGACTTCAAATTATTTAAAATAATAGCATTAGCATCTTTAATAGATAGATGTAATTTAATTATATCTACTCCAGCAGGATTTGGCAAAGATTCTGTGGCAGATATATTAGGATACTTTATTCCCGAAGTATCTAAGATAACTCCAACATCTATGGCTGCATTGATGTATAGAGTAGAGAATAGATTATTAATAATAAATGAAATAACAGATTTAAAACCAGATGATATTCAATTACTACAACTATTTTTATCTACTGCTGGTGCTTTTAATAATAACTATGAGAATCCTAAAAGAGGTATTAATGCAATGAAGACAAAAGATGTTTTTGATATTTCTAAACTAAGTATTTTATTGTACTTTAATACATATGAATATTTTGTATCTAAAGGTATGGAAAAGAAATACTTTGATAATGTATTCAAAGATCATATTGCAGACAGATTCTTAGCAATAAGATTTGATGGAGAGTTACAAGAAGATTTCCACAAACCAGAGATAACTGAATTATTAGAACCAGTTATTATAGAATACAAGAATATGATAAAGAGTATTAGATACTATATAGATAATCCTATTATGACTATAAAGTATCAAGCAAAGTATGATGAAATATTTGGTAAAGAAAAATTAAGTACACGTCATAAAACCTCATT